TTGTGTTCACATTAATAATTATTAATGTGAACACAAGTTCACATCAAATCGGCTAACTCTTGGTTGACAATGCGGGTGAACGGGGGGATAATCTAATCGTGGCAATAATGCCATGCTAACTATTTGCACTGAAAGGCAAACCATGACCCAAGAACTTACTGGCGAACTTAACTTCCCAGCAGACCTAGACGACCCCTTCGCCGCCCTTGACCGCGAAGTTGCCGCTGTCCTAGCAGCAAAAGAAGCGGAAGCTTCCCTTAAAGCAGCCGCAAAACAAGCCCGCGACCGCGCCGATGACCCTGAAAGTCGCAGGCTTGAGGCTGAACTTGACCGCATCCGCAATGCCAGACTGTGGAAAGCCACTTCAAATGTGGCGCTTTTTCGGGTTAAGAATTGCGAATGTGGCACTTCTCACGCTGTGCTTGAGCGACTTTTTGAACGTCAGGAGAACAAACAGCTGCTTGCTTCAAGGTTAATCGTGCCTGAGGGCAGTCTGCGCGACGACCTTCCCCGCTTAACCGACCGCATTGAAGAAGCTGTGCTGCAATGTGCAAGCTGCATTGGGACTTACGGCTTTGACCTGAGCGATATTTTCGCGGAAGTTGAAGGGGAAGACGGCGAAGAAGTTGCCTCGACAGATGAGACAGCTCCTGCTCTTGACACCCTCACAGATGATGAACTGGCTGAGCGCATTTACGCCTTAGACAGCGAGACATTTGCTTTACTGGAAGAACAAGACCGCCGCCGCCTCGCGCAGAAGCTGGAAGTCTCCCAATCCTTCCTCCAAGCCCACCTCAACACCACCGAAGGAGACTTCCATCATGTGTAAATTCACTGTCACAGCTCACAACCCTTACGAAGAAGGGTCTTTGGAGCACATCGCCTTCCGCGAAAAGCTTGCGGACATCAATTCCAGCCCTCGGTTCTGGGTAAGTGACTGGCGTTGGCTCACGCAGAAGCTGCCACTCGCGGCTTACGAACGGCTTTCTGCTTTTTCAGGTGATGAATGGGCGAAAATGTCACCTGAGCTGAGCGTGAAATTTCGGGAAGAACTCGCAAAACTTACAGGAGCACAATTCCATGAGAAAGATTGAACGTCGAATGTTGGCTGCAGTTAAGAAAAACATTAGCCTGAAGATGAGAAAGGATGAATGGAACTCACACACTGGGCAGTATTTGCTTTATGGTAAATGCATCGCAAAGCTTTATGAGGGAAAGCTTCTTGTAAGTCTTGCGGAACACTCCTCTCGGGTAACCCTAAGCCGCCTTCGCAATGTCTTCGGAGTAAGGCTTGACGTCAAGCGAGGTAATGTCTTTTTGAATCCTGTGGGTACTACTGACTTGGGGGTTCCCATGCACCCTTGTGAGTTCTACGAAGTAACTTCAGGACTGCCAAAATGAAGCACCAATTACCCCAAGATGAAGACGAACTCACTCTGCTACGCGATTTCACGGCAGCAGCCTTACGATTCGCAGCCGTAAGCCTCGGGATTCTCTGCTTTTATCTGCTTATGTCGGCGGTGATGTATGACTAACCGCCGACATAAGCGTGTTCTCCCGCCCCTGTGGTATCGTGCAGGGCTTCTCTACATCAAGTGCTGGATTATTGCAATGGTGCTTGGTATTACTTACCATTTGATTAAGGATTTATAAGATGGAAAACATTAAAATTACTCTGCTGACCCTTAGCCTACTCGCCAACTCTTACATCGCATTGCAGCTTATCCCTGAAGCTATCGACACTCAGGGATTACACAGTCTAAAGTTGCGACTGCTTGCCTTACTTGCAGTCATTCTCAACTTGGGTTCAATTGTTTGGTGTATCGTTTACTTTCAGGAGATTCTAATATGACCCCCTTCCGCCCTATGCTTGGTGTTGCCATCAAGTCCCCCTCAGCCCTTCGCTACCCCTTATGGGCATCGCCTAAGATTGACGGCATCCGCGCTCTTGTCCGCGATGGTGTGGTGTACAGCCGCAGCATGAAGCCAATCCCCAATTCTTGGGTGCAGGAAGCCTTCGGCCTGCGCCAGTTCGAGGGCTTTGACGGTGAGCTTATCCTCAACAACAGCTTCAACGAGACAACTTCCGTGGTAATGTCCCACGATAAGCCCATCACAGGACTGCAATACAAGGTCTTTGACCTCGCTGGCAGACATCAAAAAGAGCCATTCTACAAGCGACAGGAAATCTTAAATGAGTGCTTTGACCTCTTTAAGTACCGTGATGATGTGGAGCTGCTGCCGCAGGGTTGCATTTACAATGAAAAGGACTTACAGCTCTACGAAGAGATTGTACTGGGCATGGGCTACGAAGGCGTCATGCTTCGCAACCCCAATGCCCCCTATAAGCAAGGTCGCAGCACCCTTCGCGAACAGGGGATGCTGAAAGTCAAGCGCTTCGAGGACATGGAGGCTGTTGTGACAGGCTTCGAACCCCTCTACACCAACGAAAACACTGCCCATGCAGACGAACGTGGCTTCACCAAGCGCAGCACTCGGCAAGAAGGCAAGGTACAGATGGATATGCTGGGGACTCTGCACGTTAAAGGTGTCGCTGTGCCTTGGCAAGGCAAGGAGTTTTGCGTGGGCGGGGGCTTCACCGCCCAGCAGCGCATCGACCTCTGGCAAGCCTCACAGCAACTCCTCGGCAAAGTCATCCGCGTCCGCTACTTCCCTTACGGCAGCGTTGACGCCCCACGCTTCCCAGTCTTTGCAGGCTTCCGCGACCCTCTTGACATGGGAGAGCCAGCATGAGCTTTGATTTCAACATCCCACTCCCACCAAAAGCTCCACGCGACAGGCTGGGACTTAAGGACTTTCCCACTGGAGCTTCTAAGTTCTTCGCGGCTCACGAGATTTCCCGTAATCGCCTGTACACTGCCCTAAACCATCATAACCCCGATGCCGACTTCTCTGTTCGAAAGCTGACAGAAGGCGGAGTTGTGGGCTACAGAGCTTGGAGAACGAGATGAAAACTTATGACATCCTGTTAAGCTCCCTTTCCAGTACCCAGCGAAAGAATAATTTACGCTGGATGCGTGGGATAAGAGCATCAAGTCTTACAGAAGCGGCGGGAAAGGCGACAGCAAAATGCCCAAGAATCGGCATTACACCGCCGATTATGTCCATAGGCTGGGAGGTCTGGAAATGAAAGCCCCTTCCGAACTCGAACGCGAAGCCTACATCCGTGGCGACACTGCGGCTGCAGACATCTACTACAAAGCGTGCATTGTGGACAAGATGAAAACTCAGCTGGAAAGTGGAACTGCCCACATTGAGGAAGCTCGGGCTACGCTGCCCGAAGAAGGCTGGATTCTCACCGCCCTCCGCGACAGACTGCCTCGGGGCAACCGCAGTATCGCAGTCATCATGGAAACACTCGAAGACCTTGACACCGAACTGGCTAACCTCATCGGCTGCGCCCAAGAAGAACTCTCACTCGCAACTAAAGAACTCTTACTCACAACTAAGGAACTGAAATGAATACCACCCTCCACTTCGGCTTGACCGAGGAAATCAAAGCAAAGCTTGACCTGCTGCTCTTTTCGCAAGTCGAACTCCGCGTTCCCAAGGGAGCTTATAAAGCCTACCTTGAAGGGCTTATTACCCGTGATTTGAAGGCGATGCAAACCCCATGCCCTCAGTGCCGTGGTACAGGTATAGGAGCTTCCCATGTTTGAACTCTCCTCTGAACAAGAACTCGCTGTGCAAGGCGTTTTGGACTTCATCCAAAATCCCCACCCAGCTTCCCCTTACTACGTTCTGAGTGGCTACGCTGGCACAGGCAAAACCTATTGCCTTCATGCCATCCTAGAACGCACCAAGCGGAGCAAAGTGTCCTTCGCCTTCACTGCGCCCACGAACAAGGCTGCGAAAGTCCTCATGTCCGTGGCCAAGGACGCCAAGACCATCCACTCCCTCTTGGGGCTGTACCTCGATAAGTCTGGCGAACTCAAGCGGCTCACTGGCGGTAAGCTCACACATAAAGACTTCCAGCATCTTGACGTGATTATCGTGGATGAAGGCTCAATGATTTCCGAGGGGCTGAAGGCGGAACTCGATAAAATCACCAGCAAATCTTCCCTGAAGGTGCTTTTCCTTGGCGACCCTGCTCAGCTCCCGCCAGTCAAAGAGGGCGACTCCCCCATTTGGCAGCTTCCGCGTGGCCAGCACCTGACCAAAGTCATGCGCCATGACAATCAAATCCTTGCCTTGGCCACCCGTATCCGCGAAGCAGTTAACCATCCCGCCCCCAGCATCGAAATCGTCAGCGACAACGATGGGGATACTGGGGTCTGGAGGCTGAAATCTGTCCCCTTCAAAGCCTCGATTCACAAAGCTGCACTTGATGGACTGTTCAGCGACCCGCTGGCGTGTAAGGTAATCGCATGGCGCAACACCAAAGTAGACGAATACAACCAACTCGTCCGCAGTGCCCTGTGGGGAACAGAAGCTCAGCTTAATCGCTACGTTGTCGGAGACAGAATCATTGCTGCCGCCGCTCTCCAAAGCGACGACATCATCATCATGACCACTGATGAAGAAGCCCTTATCACAGGTGTAGTTGTTGGTCGACATCCTGCTGCCCCCGACTACAGCATCTTCTTCCTGACCTGCCGAACTGAGAATGGGCGCACGGTGCAGCTTCGCGTCCTACACCCCGACTCAGAAGAAGCCCATCGTGGCAAACTCAATCGCATGGCGGAAGAGGCCAAAGGCTTCCCCAAGCTCTGGAAGGACTACTGGAACTTCAAGGAACTCTTCCACGAGGTAAAGTACGCCTATGCCATCACTGCCCATCGTTCGCAGGGCAGCACGTATGCAAATGTATGGGTGGACTGCATGGACATTCTCGCAAACCGTAAACGCAAGGAAGCCTTCCAGTGCCTTTATGTGGCGTGTACGCGCCCCTCCACGCGCCTCTACGTCCAATAACGTCAATAACTTACTAGACAATGTGAACCTATCGCATTATAATTCATCCCCTAGCCAAATAGAAAGCACTACAATATGTCAGACATTATCGCATCACAGATTCAAACATGGCGGCAGAAAGTCCTTGACGGGACAATCACCAAAGCCGAAATGACTGAGGCCATCGCTGCCATCCGCAAAGAGCGCATAAACGCCAGCGTCAAATCCGCTGTGAGCCGTGCCAAGCGCACGCCAGTCACCATTGACGCCGATTCACTCTTGGAGGGCTTCTGATATGATGCAAGCCCGTCCAATGTTCCCACATACTTGGGATAGCACAATTCTCAGCACCTTTCGCAGCTGCCCACAAAAGTTCTTCCGCCAGTATATGCAGCACTGGAAACCGAAAGCCCAGTCCGTGCATTTGGTGGCAGGTGGTGCGTTTGCGGAAGGCATTGAAAAAGCTCGTATGGCGTTTTACTTCAATGGCGATTCCGCTGCCGAAGCCGAAGCTGCTGGGGCTGTCGCCTTGATGAAGCACTATGGAGACTTTGAGTGCCCTCCCGACAGCGCCAAGTCTCTTGAACGTATGCTTGGCGCATTGGAGTTCTACTTCGATAATTACCCACTTGGAAAAGATAATGCTGAGCCAATCACCCTCCAAGGCGGCCGTAAGGCTATTGAGTATTCCTTCGCGCACCCACTGCCGCTAGTGCATCCTACGACAGGCGACCCTATACTATACACAGGACGCTCGGATATGGTTGCTCACAGGGCTGGCGGAGTCTTCAACTACGACGAGAAGACTACAACAAGCCTCGGAGCCTCTTGGTCTCGCCAGTGGGAAATGCGCTCTCAGTTCACTGGTTACCAGTGGGCACTGGCACAACAAGGAATTGAGTGTCAAGGAACTATTGTCCGTGGTGTCAGCATCCTCAAGACCAAGTACGATACTGTGGAAGTCGCCACCTATCGCACGAAGTATGAAGTAGAACGCTGGGAAACGCAGGCTGTCCGCGACATTAAGCGTGCCATCACCATGTGGCAAGAAGGGTATTGGGACTTCAACCTCGACGGAGCTTGCAATGACTACGGAGGCTGCAGCTTTACCCCTGTATGCAAATCCCATCAGCCCGACAATTGGCTTCCAGTGTACTTCGAGCAGAAGGTTTGGGACCCCCTTGCCCGACGCGAGCTGACTGTGGAAGAGTGGGAGGCGAGCTGGAAATGACACCAACTGCTCGCAATCGGCAGTACTGGGAATACCGCAAGAAGATTCTCACTGGTGAAGTCCCTGCCACACAGTCTTACGACGACTACAAACGCATCCGAGAACAGAAAAAGCTATGGCCAGCTTTAAAGGCCGTTAACAAACCTAAGGAACTTTCAAAATGACAACCACATCCACACTCCCTGGCCTTAACATCCTTCTTATGGGGCCAGCAGGCACGGGCAAGACCCACAGCATCGGCACACTTGTTGACTCAGGCGTTGAGGTGTTCTACTTGGGGCTGGAGGCAGGCCTCGAATCGCTCTTGGGCTACTACACCGACCGCAAGAAAGAAATCCCTGCCAATCTTCATTGGCATTTACTCGCAGCACCCAAGGCCAGCTTCAGCGACTTCCTCTCCAGTGCCACAAAAATCAACACCATGTCCCTTGATATGCTGGCGAAGGCCGTTGACCCTGACCGTGCGAAGCACAACCAGTTCCTCAAGCTCATCGAAGCCCTCAACAACTTCCCTGATGACAAGACTGGGGAGAAGTTCGGCTGTGTGGATACTTGGACACCCTCCCGCGCCCTTGTCATTGATGGTATGGCGGGGCTGGCTAACGCTGCCATGTCCCTCGTTGTCGGCGGTAAGGCTGTTCGCAATCAATCCGACTGGGGGATTGCCCAGTCTCAAGTCGAGAAAATTGTCCGTATGTGGACTGAGAATTGCGATTGCCACTTCGTTCTCCTTGCTCACGTTGAACGCGAAACAGATGCAGTCCTCGGTGGTGTGAAGCTGATGATTTCCACGCTTGGTAAAGCCCTCGCTCCCAAGCTCCCACCCATGTTCTCCGATGTTATCCTGACCGTACGCGAGGGCAACAAGTTCTCATGGGACACTGCCAATGCACAAGCTGATGTCAAGACCCGCAATCTGGAAATCAAAGCTGGGCTTCCTGCTGACTTCGGACCGATTATTACCAAGTGGAAATCTCGCGGTGGCGTGATATGACCACATTAATAATTATTAATATGACCACATAAAAGGAGACTATCTCAGACACTTAACCCAACACTCACCACTCACAACATTGCACTTATTTCTTTTCATTTCCCATTCTCAAAGGACTCATTATGTCATTCGACCCAGATTCATTCCTGAACACTACCACCACTCAAGCTGGCGACACACGCCTTCAACCTGTCCCCGTAGGCGAGTACCCTGCCCTCGTCACTGAGGTTAAAGCTCGTCAATGGACTGGCAAATCCGACCCAACAAAGTCAGGCGTTGCCCTCGACCTCACTTGGGAACTCGAAAGCATGGACTTAAAACACGCCCTTGGCCGTGACAAAATCACTGTCAAGCAGGGCATCATGCTTGACCTTACCCCTGATGGGGCGCTGGACTTTGGCACAGGCCGCAATGTCAGCCTCGGTCGCTTGCGCGAAGCTGTTGGCTTGAACACTCCAGGCCAGCCATTCGCGTTCTCGATGCTGCAAGGCCGCGCTGCAAACGTGAAAGTCACGCATCGCTTGGTGGAAGATGAAGCCTACCCTGAAGTAAAATCAGTGTCGGCTATGTAAGATGGTGGGGCAGCGCACCAGCTTGAGCTTCGGCTCTCGACGCTTGCCCCCGCTTGAGGTTTTAAAAGAGGGCAGGCATTCACCCCAAGGTGGGTGAATGAAGGAAACACTAGCCGTTCCTGCTCTCCCTTAAACCCTTAACTCTCGGACTATCCTTATGACTTTCATTCGCATCGCAGAAATTCACATCCCTGAATCTCGCCAACGCAAGGCCTTCGACGAAGTGGCCTTATCCGACCTTGCAGAATCCCTGCAAACCACAGGTCTCCTTCACCCTATTGTCCTGCGTGAATCCCCTGAAGGCCTCACACTTGTGGCTGGAGAGCGTCGCCTCCGTGCCATGCAGCAGTGCCATCTTCTCGACCTCACAGTCTTGCATCAGGGTAAGCCCATCCCCGAAGGCTGCGTCCCTTACACCAATCTCGGTCAGCTTTCTGAACTTGAAATCGAGGAAGCCGAACTAGACGAAAACATCCGCAGGGTTGACCTCTCTTGGCAAGAGCGCGATGTCACCCTAGCCCGCATTCACGCCCTGCGCACCAAGCAAGCCCAAGCGCAAGGCCGCGTTCACACAGTCGCCGACACCGCCCATGAACTCTCAGGCCGCAGCGACGGAGCTTATCAAGACAATCTCCGCAAGTCCCTTGTCGTTGCGCGTTATATGGACAATCCTCTTGTGGCCAAAGCCAAGGACACCAACGAGGCTTTCAAAATCATCAAGCGCCAAGAAACCGCACAGCAGAACGTCCAGCTCGCTCGCACCATCGGCAAGACCTTCACAGCGCAAAACCACAAGCTCTACAATGAAGACTGTCTCCAGTGGATGTCCGCTGCTCCAGCGGGGTACTTCGATGTTATCTGTACTGACCCTCCTTATGGCATGGGTGCAGATGACTTCGGCGATATGGGTTCCGCTGCTCGTGCTGCCGATACCCACGGCTACAAGGACGACAAAGCCCACTGGCGCAAGCTGATGACCGCGTGGGCGCCTCTGTCCTTCCGCATTACTAAGCCCGAAGCCCACGCTTACATCTTCTGCGATATCGACATTTGGGAAGAGCTCAAAGCTCTCATGCAAGCTGCTGGTTGGTATGTCTTCCGCACCCCTTTCATCAGCAGCAAAGGCACTGGAGGCCGCGTCCCCCTGTGGGATGAAGGCCCTCGTCGCTCTTGGGAAATGCTGATGTACTGCATCAAAGGCCACAAGCACACCACAGGCATCTACGGTGACGTTATCACAACCTCAATGGAAGGGGAAAAGTACGGACACGCAGCTCAGAAACCTGTCGCCCTCTACTATGATTTACTTCGTCGTTCAGTTAAGGCTGGAGATAAGGTTCTTGACACCTTCGCAGGAACGGGAACAATTTTCCCTGCCGCCCAGCCTTTACTTTGTGAGGTCACAGCCCTTGAGTTATCTCCTGAATACTATGCCATTGCTTCGAAGCGGCTAGCAGAATTGCAAACCCCTGCCCAAGCCTCCGATGGTGCAGCCCTCATGTCAGAACTCTTCAGCTTAGGAAAATAAATGCTTCAACCTTTCGGCAACACTTCAGCGAAAATCCTCATTGTCGGGGAGTTTGCAACAGACACCGACCTGCACGGCAACCGCCCGTTCGCAGGGGCGCGTGGGTTTGAACTCAATAAGATGCTGGAAGAAGCAGGCATTCAGCCACGAGATTGCTTATTTACCTATGTCGTAAATGACAGGGTTGCTGGCAACAACATCGACTCTCTTGTGGCGCCGACTAAGGCGAAAGCAGGTGTGGGCGATGTGCTGCGCGAGGGGAAATATGTCACACCACAGGTGCTTAAGGGGATTGATGCATTATCGGCGCTAATTGAAACCATGCGCCCGAATATCGTCATTACAATGGGTAATCTAGCCCTGTACGCCCTCACTGGCGAATGGGCTAGTACCCTATGGCGTTCATCCATCTTATCGGCTAAAATCGCCCATAAACCCAAGGTCTTACCCACCTATGGACTTAGCCTTGTGATGATGCAGTACTCCCTGCGCCCCATCTTCATTCACGACCTGAAGCGTGCTAAGCGCCAGTCCCTCGCCCCTGAAATTGCAAGGAAGCATTATGAGTTCACCATCAGACCAGACTTTGCAACCGCTGTTTCTACCCTCACAGGGCTTGTGGAACGCAGTGTACAAGCAAGGCAAGCTGGTAACTCCTTTCCCCTTGGTGCTGACATCGAAACCCGAGCAGGGCACATCGCCTGCATCGCCTTCGCTTGGTCAGGAACCGAGGCTATCTGCATCCCACTCATGTGCCAGCATAGTGACGAAGGCTACTGGAGCCTAGAAGAAGAAGTAGAATTGGTAATGCTGATACAGCAGCTCCTTCGCCACGCGAAAATCGTGGGGCAGAACTGGAACTACGACGCGCAGTACATCTACCGTCACTGGCACATCATCGCCCCTGACGTGGAAGACACCATGATTCAGCACCATAGCTGCTTCTCGAACCTTGAGAAAAATCTCGCGTTCCTCAGCTCCATGTACCTCGATGACCACCTCTACTGGAAGGACGACCGCACCAACTGGGAAACTGGGCCGAAAGGGGAAGGGGAAGATGTTTACTGGCGGTATAACTGCACTGACGCAGCCCGCACTCTTGCCATCAATGAAGTCTTGACTAAGGTCATCGCTGCCTTGGGTATGGGTGGAGTTAATGCCTTCCAGCAAAAGCTAGCCCCAGCTGTCTTGCAGTCTATGATTCGTGGGGTGAAGCTTGACCGCGAAGCACAAGGCCAGCTCTCCTTGACCATCCAACAGGAAATCGCCGACCGCGAACAGTGGTTCTTAGATGTTCTTGGCCATCCTCTTAACATTAACTCTCCCCCACAAATGAAGGATTTCTTCTACCGTCAGATGGGGCAGAAAGAAGTTATCAGCCGTAAGACAAAAAAAGTCACCTGCAATGATGAAGCGCTGCATAAAATCGCCGACCGCGAACCCATCCTGCAGCCCATCACCCGCAAAATTGCCGAGCTTCGCTCTCTTGGTGTCTTTCACAGCACCTTCGTCATGGCCTCAGTGGACGTGGACAGCCGTATTCGCACCATGTTTAATGTCTGCGGAACGGAAACCTACCGCTTCTCCAGCACCAAAAATGCCTTCGGCAGCGGACTTAATATGCAGAACATTCCCAAGGGGGGTGAAACCGAGGACGACGGCCTCAGCCTTCCTAATGTCCGCAACCTTTACGTGCCCGACTTCGGCAAGACCATGTTCGACATTGACCTCGACAGCGCCGACCTTCGCATTGTGACGTGGGAAAGCGGATGCGAGTGGATGAAAGACCACTTCCGCAATGGACGCAAGCCTTACATCGAAGTCATGCGTGAATACTATCACAACCCCAGCATGACTAAAAGCAGCCACCCCCGTGAATATGCCATGTTTAAGTCCCTGTGCCACGGCACGAACTACCTTGGCACGGCAGAAGGCATCGCCCCACGCATCGGCCTTAACGTCCATGAAACGCAGCGCATCCAAAAGTGGTACTTCGACCTGTGCCCCGAAATCCGCAAGTGGCAGGACGACATCAAATCCCAAGTCTCCAGCAATCGCTGTGTCAAAAACGTCTTCGGCTACAAGACTTACTTCTTCGACCGAATTGAAGGTACAATCTTCAATCAGGCTGTGGCGTGGATACCACAATCCACCGTTGCTTGCTTGATTAACCGCGCATACGTGAATATAATGGAGACTCTACCTGATGTTGAAGTGCTCCTGCAAGTACACGACTCCCTTGTGGGGCAGTTCGACACCTTCCGCAAGGAAAAGGCAATAGCTGATATTGTCAAGTGTAGTGAGATTCCTTTGCCTTATGCAGGGGAACCTTTAGTTATTCCAGTTGGTATCGCGACGAGCGATAAAAGCTGGGGAGATTGTAGATAGTTTAACTTTGAAAGGTTATGATGAACAAAACCCTAGACCCTGATGCGGTCAACCGACTAAACGCCAGCCTACAGCGCTACCAGCCACGAGCTGAGAAGCTTGCTCTCGCCGCAGCCTTCCGCCAACTGGAGCAGGAAACCGCAGCCGAACACTTGCACAACCTGCATACGGAAGCACAAAAAGAATACAAACGCAATTTAAGGAGCTACGAACATGATTAAGCAAGCAACAGCAATGACCGACCCGCAAAATCAGGTAAAACAACTGACCGAGCAAGCAAGGCGGGTGTGTGATGACTAAGCAACTACTAGAACAGGCTGTAGCTTTGGCAAAAGATGTGCTCGATAGCTTGGAAGATTGGGCAGGGTATGCACCTACGTACTTCAAGGGAAAGCACGGATATTCTGTGCAAGTTTTGCAGTACAACCAGCGCATAAAAGCCCTAGAAGCTGCTATTGCATCTTGGAGTGATGAGCCTGCGGCTAATGGATGCCAATGTGTTGTATGCGGCGAATGGCAGCGTTGGACACCATCGGGTATGACTTGCAAAAATGGTCATGGTGGCGCACAAGGTATTAACACAAAACTCTACACCCGTCCAGCACCAAGCGAAGTAACGGCAGCGCAACAATGTCTTGAAAGGGCGAAAAATGTTACGTGAGACGCTGTTGAAAATCAAGAAATCCTATTTTTCTCTTAACGAAGTGACTATGGACAAATCATTAGAACAAGCCTATCAAGCAGGCGCAGAAGCCGAGCGTGAGGCGTGTGTAAAGGTTTGCGAGAGGGCTGCACGTAATCCTTCTACTGATGATGCGTACATGTTATCCAGACAAATCCGCGAAAGGAAAATAACATGAACTACATACCATACCGCGAAGGTAAAGTTTACGACAAAGCGCATCTACGCCCGTTTGATTTGGACTTGGCAAAACAAGGGCATTCGTTGGCGCTTAGTAGCGGAGCAGAAATCCGATTATTCCGAGAGACAAGAATCGGCATTTATGGTTTTGACTATTGGCTTCCTAACTTTGGCTGGTCTTCGACTGGATGGTATAACGATATTAACGACCTTAACTTGTACCTACGCCTCGCACCCCTTGCAGTCAGAGACGGACGACCGCTTCATGTGGGGGATGTGATTGAAGTCGAGGGTCGTACATATCTTAACGAGTGGTTTATTAAAGTCTTTGAACTTAAAGACTCTTCGCATATAACAAGCAAGAGCAAGGTGTGGCGCTTCCCAAACGATGAAAAAGCAAAGGATATTTTATGAGTGAACCGCTTAGTTTTACCGTAAAAGTAACCAGCTGCAATGACTGTCCTCACGCGAAGATTCATGATTACGAATCGTGGTGCGCCTATGTTAATTGTCCCCGTTGCGAATTTGAAACCTTTGAGGAAAATTGTCTCGGCATAACGCCTTCCTGCCCTGCTTGGCAGGATCAACAAAAAGAGAAAATAGAATGAAACCAACTAGAGAACAACTAGAGCTTGCGGCTAAGGCGGCGGGAATTGAAATATACCTGACTAAATCAACACCCGATAGAGTTTTTTACCGACTTGACATTTGTGAGGAGTGGCGTCCAACGGAGGACAAGTCCGAGAGCTTTGAACTTATGGTTGCTTGTGGAATTGATGTTGAATTTAATGAAGCTGCTGGAATAGTCTATACGGAAAAACACTCATGTTGCATCAGGGTATTTGTAGATGAAGACTACAATAACGACAAAGGTCTAGCCACCATGTGGGCTATCTTTTTATGTGCTGTTGAGATTGGGGGGGCTGTGCGATGAGGGAAGTACCTATAGAATTTAAACTGGCAAATGACCTTGGTTATTTTCGTAGCATTCTTGTGCCGATTATGATGGCTGACAAATACGATACCTTAAAGCAACCAATGACTGCCATGACAGAGAAAATCCAGCAAACTAAAAGATTGGAGGGTAAGCAATAATTCCACGTCGATTATATGGTCACATTACTAATTAGTAATGTGACCATATAATTTCCGATATTCCTTCAGCTCCTCTTGCTGCATCATTGCGTCGGCAGCAAACCTTGCAAGAAATTCCGCATCTCCGCTTGATAATTCCGCTCCGTTCCCCCCAGCACACTTGTCACTTTCGGTGGTGGCGGGAGTTGTGGGCAAGTCTGCGCGACGGGCACTGCGCTGGCGCAAGCTGTCAGCAATAGCAGCATCACGCTGCTGAGCAATAAGAGTAATCTGTTCATCTGCTTTCTCCTGTAAAGTTGTGGCGATTTGCTGCCAGTTGGCTGTCGTTTTCTGTGCGGCAAGGATTTGAGCATCCACAGCCCTCTGCTCCTGCATTTTGTAAGTCGCAAGCTTCTTATCCCCACTGCGCAGCCCCTCCACATACCCAACACTGGCAATCCCAGCTGCTACCAGCAGCACCGCAAGCAATTTATAAACCGTAATCATGTCAGCCCCTTCAGACAAACCTTCTGTTCATCCAGCCGCCGCTGCCTAAGCCCAGGCAACACAACCATCATACCTGCCACTCGTGCCTTATCCCATTTCGGCAGCTCATTACAAGCAGCTTCCCAATTTCCATCATGAAGGTACTTGGCCATTGTAGAGTGGCTTGGCTCGCAGACGACTGATTCACCTAAATTGTAGGCGGCATCACTCATTGCGATAGTTACGTTATCGGGTATGCCTCTAGGAACGCATAAAACGACGTTTGAGACGATTTTCTGCACGTCCATATCCAACATAGCCCGACACTCGTCGAGCGAATATACGCGGTTTTGAACGTTGTGTGTTTCCCCGTAGCAAACCGTAAGCACCCGTGGCGGGTCATAGTAAGGAGTAAGTTTCACCCCCTCATGTGCTGCCGCCATTGCCACCACAGCAGCCACGACTGCCGAAGTCTTACGCGCTTGTGGTGTCAGTGCCATGAAGAACATCCTGCTGGATAATGCTGGCGACCATGATGGCCAAGCCCAGCACTGCGTTGATGACGGCAAAAGTAGTAGGCGGCAGGAAGGCCGACACAGCTCCGATGAACTGCTGGGCTGTGTTCAAGACTGCCACAACCGCAGCCAGCCGCACGAGCCAGCTTTCCTTCAAAATCCGCTGCCAACGACTTGTGAGGTTCATACTATTCTCCTGATTGTGGGATATTTGGGCCGAATTTATGCCTGTCCCACATACGCCACAAGACCCACACGAGGGTGGCTGTGGTGAGAAGGGTAGTCATAACCGCGTTAAGGATATCAAACCAAGCAATGACTGTGACAGTGCCAGCTGCGAGGTCGAGAGCGTCCTTGAGAAGGGGTGGAGTGTTTTGTAAGCTCATGAAGTTGCAGCGGCAGGCGCTGTCGTATTAGCGGCAGGGGGTGTCGATGTGACAGCTGGCAAGGGGGTGTTTCCCGCTGCCAGCCATAGCTGATAGGCTCGATAGTCTGTGTTAAGGGGGTCGGAGGGGATATAAGCCTTATCGGAGAGGCGGATAATCCCTGTAAAAAATTCTGTGCACTGGTACATGGTCAAAGCTCCGCTGATAATGTAATAGAAGGTTGATAATACTGAGCAGTCGTCCCCCCAGTCGTCACACTGCCCATCGCCATTGTGCGCCCACTGGTTGGAGTAATGGGAAGCACAACCCCATTAGCAGTACCACCAGCAGCTGCCGATGTGATGAAAACTGTCGGCGTGGCTCGCATCTGGCAAAGAAACGTAAACCCACTGCCAAAGGATGCCGGAGCATCTGACCGATAGCTATTAAGAATATAAGTGCTGAGAATCTGATAATACCGTTGGCACAGAGTTAACTCCTGCCCAACTGAGCGATTCTCGAAAGGAGTTGGGGCTGTCCCTGCCTCTAATTGAACCTGAGAAAAAGAAAATTGCCCAGTTGCAAGCCCAGCTCCCGAGAGGATAAAGCTAACTTGTAATCCGTTTATACTGTTCACAAGGCCGCTTGGCATGGCTACAAAATATGATGTAAGTGGTGTCCCTGCTGGAAGGGTGAAAGATGTGCTGAAAAGTGTATTGCTGCTGGCAGGGTTTGTATACCAAGAATCACCCCCCGCAGTCGGGGAGGACAGCACTGTTGTCAGTGTCATTGGGAAAAAGCTGTTATTACCAGCTTGGAAAGAGAGGCAAAGCGGCACGTTAGTAAGGTTAAGGCAATTCTGTGCTTCAATTCTCTGGCACAGGGTTATACTTGTCGTAGTTCCATTTCCATACTGAGCAAGATTCAACTGATAGCCCGAATTATTATTATTTGAGCCTCTTTGGGCATACGCTCCAGTGCCTAAACTAGCAAAAGCCCACCTATCCACACAGTAGGTTATGACATTACTAGTATCATTCTTGAAAACTGCGGCTCCCGCATTTCTTTGGTCTATACGCATTGCCCCGTTAATGAGCAGATTTCTCCCACTAAGATACCCACTAAGATACCCAAGCTGCCCAATTTGCCACTGCTGCACGAAGTTTTGCAGCCCTGCCGCCGTGACACGCAGCTCGAAAGTCGTCCCTGCCTGCCACATTTGCGCCTTGCTGCCATCTTGACCGCGAACAATTGTGAAAGTGTCCCCTGCCGTGGCCGTGACCAGCACCCGCTCCCAAGACTGCGCCACGCCGTTCAACACAGTTGTAAGAGTGCCGTAGAAATAATCCCCGCTTTGGCTGATGACTGGGAACATCGCCCCCTGACCACTGACTAATTGCAGCGAAGTGGCACCAGCAGCTAGTGAGTTAAGCAACTGTCCGCTGGCATTATTTGTAAAAAGATTGCTGTTCATGTGAGCTTAGCCTATGGTGAAAGTATCAATCGCCGACCCGCCTATTGTATGCGAAGCTGGCTGGCTTGTCAAGCCTAGAATGAAGATGTATGGGGGGAGAGGCCGAGTCCAAGGAACTGAAGGGTTGTCAGTCACCCCACGCAGAAAGTCTTGCGGATTGCGCTTCTCCTTGTGGTGAGAGCAGACCCGAAAATTGTCCCACGTTTTCATGGCCGTGCTTGACTTGGCCTTCTTTCCGCAAAGGTCGCAGTAGAAATTCCATTCGCCATCAGCAAAATAGTCAGCTTCAGCCATGATGCTCCTTTTATGTGAACACGTTAATAATTATTAATGTGAACACAGTTCACGTCCCCGCAGGAGCAGTGCGCCCCAAACGATTCACAATCTGCTGTACCTGGTGCAAGTACTTGGTCACAGCGCCCGTGGGGTCAGCCTGCACAGGCAATTGCGGAGCAGGAGGAAGAGCTAAAGGCACCAGTGTCTTGTTATAAGTGGTAGTCATGCGTACTCCCAGCTTGTGGCATAGCCCATTGCCTGCAATTCAGGGAGCTGATGCTCCAAGCGCTTGCCAATATCAGTGCGGTACAGTGGGCTATTGGCCAGCTCAATGGTGCTGAGGTTCTCGTAAGCGTGCTCCGCAGCCTGCTCTACGGTCTTCCCGATGCCGCTCATAACCAGTAAGTAATTCCCGGCCGACACCATCAGCGGCATTTCCTTCAATTTGCCCTTTTCCAGGTCAGGCCCAGTTCCTGCCATTAGACTCACTGGGTGGAAGAAGTAGCGATTCTTTTCGTCCACGCCCCAGACTGGGAAGCCGCACATCAGCTCCCGTGACATGGTGCTGTAAGGAAAGTCCTTCATCGCGGCCAAGACCCCCACTGCAATTTCTTGATGCGGTTCAAAGGTGTCCAGTCCCATGAGCGAATCCTTCATCCACTGGGCTGCATTTTTGTGAATCACCTGCTGGATGAAGAACAGCGGCCAGCCCATGCGCGAAGTAAACTCCAGTGGCCAAGGGTTGCCTTTCTTGTCAATGATAACTGCCACGTCGATGTAGCCAGTGTAGCCCTGCCGAATCAGCTCAGCCTCAATAGGAGCAAGCACCAACTGGAAGAGTCGTGACTCGGAGGCAGGTACATAGCGCATCACTGTATTACCACACCATAAGGGTTTCCCGTTGCGTCTGACATAAAGCACATGGCTAGGCACTGTTGCACAATAGACTTTGCCCTCATAGTACTCAGAAAACTTGTCTCGCTTATCCAACCAACTTCTCAACTTTTGCACGCGCTCCAGCACCTCATAAGCATCCCTGCGCTGAATAATCGCATGACCATCAGGGGCAATTGTACACTGCCCACGCCAGTCGCGCTTTTTAAGCACCCCCACTCGACCGATTTTCAGCAGTAACTCCTGCACATCCCCAGCAAGCTCCCTGTTACAAGTATAGAAAATCCTGAAGCCTGCGTCTTGCGTATTACCATCACCTAAAGCATACCCTTCAAGGAAAGCTCGGATTATCCGCTTACTAGAATTTTTAATATAGTCAGGGATTCGTTTTTCCCAACTTCTCCCCAAAGGGTAAAAAAGCTGAGCCACTTGAACGCTGCTAAGTACAAAACCTCGACCATTAGCTTTAAAGTCCAACCCAGTAGCTGCAAGCATGGCACTAACTTTCAGGGCCTTCTCAGGGTGGCTTTGTGCGATGCTGACTTGCGAGTGTGTGCAAGAGCCTTCTGCAATATACAACCCAACTAACCGTGCCCAAGCCTCTGCATCAAGATAAAAAGCTGGCAGCGTCGCAAAACCCAAGCCTTTTGCGTGAGTATACGCAGGGATTTCATGCAATTTGTAGTCTGTGCCTTCCCAATCCGCAGTCCGCATTACCTCATACTGAGCCTGAGTGCAGTTCTCCGCTTGAATAAACTCATACTTATCCAGTTGTTTACGTGCGGCGTCCTGCCTCTGCACATACATATTATGGTTTGGCGTGACCTTAATGTCTAAGGTTTGATTTTGCCATGTGACCATTTCACCTTTGAAGTCAAAGCTTACGACCTCGGAAGGACTGACAAACACAGTCTTACCATTTTCGAGGGAAGCTAGCTTATCTGCCATTGTCACCTCAGGCCAATACTTCCAGCCAGTGGAAGTCAAGACCTCTGTCTCCGCGTCATAGCAGCCCATCTCTCCAGTGTTAACCCCCACCTCCCCATTCATTAGCTTCTTGAACTCGAAATTCTCCAGCACATACTGACTAAACCCGTTGCGCCCGACCCAAGCTCCTACAGCCATTTCAATCCCTGGCGTGAAGTCTTGGAAAATGTACGGTATGCGCTTGCCTTCCCGTTGCCACTTTTGCAGCATGAACAGCATATCCCGACTGGATTTCGACACATAAGACAAGCTTTTGTCCTGCACATCCCCAATCGGCTTGCAGACCAAGCGCTTTTCAGGATTCGCCAGCACATAAGCCATGCCGTCTTTGTAATTCTTGAACGCAACCGAGGGCAAGCACTTAATTCCGTGCTGCTCAAAGACCTTCATCCCCAGCTCTCTGTCTATTTCCCACTGAGCGACTTCCCAAGTAGCGCCGAAAATGGGGTAGCCCTGCGCTCGATAGCCGTCCAGCTCCTTCAGATACTTGGTATTATCAGTCGTAACAATCAAATCCGCCCACTTGAGGTTCCTGCGCCAGTCCGTGACCTTGACAATCAAACCATCACCGCTAAGCGCACGGCCGCCTTTTGCTGGCGGCGACATGAAAACGCGCACGTCGTGGCCTTCCGCAGTGCAGCGCAAAGCGAAATCGAGACTTACCTCGTCAGCATCAATGATTAAAATGTTCATAGTGGATAGTTATGGCAGGGGAAGTAGCCAGTAGTTGCTTGAAGGGGGCTTGGATTTCTGTGACGTAGTCGAATGTGTCGGCTGGGAGACTTTCTTTAATTTCATCCAGTGTACTAGAGGCTAAGTAGGCTTGCATTTCATCAAGCCATATTGCTGCATTATACCCAAAATCTGATAGCCACGATTGTAAACGCAGGCACGCCACAAAGTGTTCCTTGGAGAAGACCTGCAAGAGGTCATTGGCTTGCTGGCGATACTCCACTGACAAGCAGTAATACGCATGAGCAAGTTCATGCTCCAGCACATCTACTGCCCCATCCTTTTCCAGCATGATGATGTAAGCAATGTCAGGAAAGTCCATCAAGGCCACATCCACCAGCGCACAGAATTTACTCTCCAGCTCAGTGCGCAGTCGCTCGGGAAAGGCCTTGCGCCATTCGTGGAACTGGATGAGGGAGAAGTTAAATCCGTCCCACTCCTGATAGGATTCCAGCCCGACCAGCCGCTCAAAAGTTTCCATTGTGAAGAACTTTCCGACAATTTCCTTGTGCTGACTCTCGTGAAACTCCTCCATGCGACAGACAGTTTCGCCCATGAGTTCACGCGAAGGGAAGGTAACAGCTAAAATCACGCATCAACCCCGAAGAGGCTGCGAACCTTAGCTGCGTAAGTCCGCAGAGTGGTGGAGATGTCTGCGCTTGTCGCCACAACGCCAGCCTCCAATTGCTGGGCGAGTGTTTCCACCTCTCCAAGGGCGCTCAGATGCGGGGCGATGGACGCGAGCTGGCCCTCAAGCGCCAAAACCGCAGTCTCCGCAGCAGCTTTATCGGATTGATATTTCGCATCAAGGTCGGCTACGGCCTGTTTTGCCGCTGCGAGGTCAGTTTGAAGTGACATTGGAAGCTCCTGAAGTGGTTGAATTGGAAGTAACACTGGTGATATTACCCGAAATTGGGGGAAGTGAACAAGTCTGTGACTGGGTTGTAGGCGTCACCGATGCCAGCGTATTTGCCGCGATAGGCGCCAGCGTAGTTGGTCAGAATGTACTGAAGTTGTCCAAGAGTGACATTTACGCCTTGCAAAGCAATTGGAAGCCCATCAGTCGGACAGATAGTTGCATTGGTCGGCACGACAATGACCTCAAGCACATTGCCGCCACCATCAATTAAAGCTGCGTTGCTCATTATGAAACCCTTGTGAATGTGCCAGAAGCTGTGAATGTGTGGACGGTGTAGCTGCCGTTGGTTGTGATAGTGCCACCTGTGCAGACCATTGAGCCTGTGAGGTAAGTCACCTCTACGACAC